ATCCACTTCTGCTAACAAGAACACAACTCCAGCCGGCAAACAAGAGTTTGACGCAAAGTTGGAAGAAGAAGCCGCTGCAGGCGACGAAGAAGTAACCAGCGAAGAACTAGATGAAATTCTAGCTGAACTTGAAGGTGAAGTCGTTAGCGAAGAAAAAGAAACCGAAGAAGACGACGACAAGGAAAAGGTTGACGAAACCGTTTCTGAAGGTGAAGAAGTAAATCTCGATGAACTTCTAGCTGAATTGGAAATGGAAGAACAAAACGTTGATCCAATGGCTGCTGTTCCAGCACCAGCTCCAGCAGCACCAGTTGCTCCAGTTGATCCAATGGCTGCTGCTCCAGCACCAGTAGCTCCAGCTCCTGGCCAAGTACCATCACCATCTGAAGGTGAAGTAACCTACGAAGAAATGGCAGAAGCTCTAGTAGCTATCAATGAAGAAAACGAAGCATTGAAGAACCAATTGAGTGAACACGTAAACACCGTCAAGTATTTGAAGGGTGTTCTCGCAGAAACCAATTTGTTGAATGCTAAGTTGCTATACACCAACAAGTTGTTCAAAGGTAAGGCTCTTACCGAAGATCAAAAGTTGAAGATCATCAACACTTTCGACTTGACCAAGAACATTCGTGAAGTCAAGTTGGCATACACCGTTTTGGCCGAATCATTTAATGCCGGTGGATCAGTTGTTAAAAAGAAGACCAATGCAACTGTAAGTACTATCACCGAAGGTTTGGCAAGCAAACCAGTATCATCAACAAAGCCTGCTTCTACCATTGTAGAACCTCAAGCTGATGTGATGACTTCAAGATTCCAAAAACTCGCAGGAATCAAGAAGTAAAATTAGTTTGCGAGTAAAAACCTAAAGATAATAAAGAAAGAAACAAAAATATGAGTATGGACGTAAAGAGTCTATTGACTAACAATATGAATCCACAAGCCAAATTGATGGCTGAAACCCGTGGACTACAATCCAAGTGGGAAAAGACAGGTCTTCTTGAAGGCGTAAATGGCGTTGAGAAGGCACACATGTCAATCCTATTAGAAAACCAAGCAAAGCAACTACTAGATGAAGCTTCTTCAACTGGTACCTCAACCAGTTCCGAACAATGGGCTGGTGTTGCTCTACCATTGGTTCGCCGTGTATTCGCTGAAATTGCTGCAAAGGAATTCGTCAGCGTACAACCAATGAATCTACCATCTGGTCTAGTGTTCTATCTAGACTTCAAGTATGGTTCTGGTAACCACTTGAGCCAAACCCCAGGCACTAGTTTGTTTGGTGGTACCAATTCTGCTAAGTTCGGTTCTACCGACGCAGCAGTAAATGGTCTATATGGTCAAGGACGTTATGGTTATTCTGAACGTGTAGTAACCAGTTCAGCATTCCAATCTGGAAATTGTACAGTTGCTTCAGCAAGCTGGGCAGATCTACAATTTGCTAGTGAATTCAGTTCATCATTGAGAAGCGGTAACGTCAAGGGTATCTACAAGATTGGTCTAGACGTTAATGATAATACACAAACAAACACCGGTGCCGCATCAGGTTACGTTTGGAATGTTGACTTGAACGCAGTACGTTCATTTGGTCTACAAACCACAGGTGATGTTGCTTACACCGTATTGAACACCTACGCAAACGTAGTTAACACCGGTACAATCGCAGCACCAAATTACATAATTAACTTGTACGTAAGTCAATCAAGTACAGCTACTACCCCAGCACGTACTCCAAAGTTAAATTACACACTACAACCTACTGATAACCTACGTGGTGACTTCGAAGCTGGTAAGACCGCTGGTGAAGGTTCTGGTAACAGTGCCGCAACAGCAACTCAAAATATTGATACTGATATCAATATTCCTGAAGTAAACTTGGTACTAAACAGCGAACCAATCGTTGCTAAGACCCGTAAGTTGAAGGCTGTCTGGACCCCAGAATTGGCTCAAGACTTGAACGCATATCACTCTATCGATGCAGAAGCAGAACTTACTGCTCTATTGAGTGAATATGTATCTATGGAAATCGATCTTGAAATCCTAGACATGTTGAACGAATCCGTAACTGGTACCACAACCGAAGCTTGGTCTGCCCAAATCGGTACTGAGTTCCAAAAGACCCTCAGCTTCGCTGGTGGTACTACTGGTACTCCAGTTGCTAACTTCACCCGTGTAGTTAACAGCTCACCAAATCGTACTGCTTACGTAAAGAGCACTTGGTTCCAAACTCTTGGTAACAAGATCCAAAAGGTCTCTAACAAGATTCACCAATTGACACTACGTGGTGGTGCAAACTTCTTGGTATGTTCACCAGACGTAGCAACCATCTTGGAATCAATCCCAGGATATGTTGTTAACACCGATGGTGATTCTGCTAAGTTTGCAATGGGTGTTGCCAGAGTTGGTAGCTTCGCAAGTCGCTTCCAAGTCTACAAGAACCCATACATGACCGATAACGTAATCTTGGTTGGTTTCCGTGGAAGTAACTTCCTAGAAACCGGTGCAGTATATGCTCCATATATTCCACTAATCCAAACTCCATTGGTTTATGACCCAACTAACTTCACACCACGTAGAGGCGTAATGACCCGCTACGCTAAGAAGGTAGTACGTCCTGAATTCTATGGTAAGGTTATCATCAGTGACCTAGATACCGTATAATCTGAACGATTAGTAAGTTAAAACAAACCCTCTACCGAAAGGTAGGGGGTTTTTTCTTACATTATTCGAAAAATTCGTTGGTAGATGTTACAACGATTTCTTGCACTTCTTCTTTGAATGATGTACTCTTCAGATATGGCAAAGTTTTATGTTTAAGAGACTTGGTTAACTTTTTATTTTCAATCTTGTTGCTAATGAACTTGATATAACGATGTTTACCACTTTCACGTTTGCGCCAAAATGTTTTGCCTATACGTTCTTTTAGTTTATCTACACTATGTGTTTTCCAACGTGAATATACACTTCTACTATGAATCCAGTCATAATTTGGTGGTCCAACTAAACTTACACTATGGTTAGGTAATATTGCTATATCCACATAATTGTCTCCTTGATATAGAAATCCAGTGGCTTGGTATATGGTTCCTGCGTGTCCAACCTCACTATCGGCATAACTCAGAATACATTTTATTTGTGGATAATCTGTATTTAACATTCTAAAACTTTCAGCTATACAATAGCTTTCTATATTCTTACCATAACCATCTTCTATCCATAAACGTGTTAATTCAAATACGTTATCATTTGTTAATAGTGGACTTATACTTGTACTAGCATTACGTCCAACAGCGTTACCATAAACTAACACCCCAATCAGTTTCGAGTTAAATCCGCCAAAGAAACTACTCTCAACATAATCTTTGTAGTATACTCCATATGCAACTGTACACAATGTCCATTTGTGTGTATAGTGATTCTTTTCTATCATACTTCTTGCAACCTGTTTGCTTATAGGTTGTAAAAAGATGAGTGATGTGTCACAATATGTTTCCTTCATTAAAACATACTATAGTATAACTCCTAAGAACGTCAAGCTATATTAATTAACACAATACATTTAATTCGTATCTTTCAACCAATATATTTATGTTTTGTTCTATTTTAGATACATAATCTATCGTTCCATATTGTTGTAGATTATAGTAGTGGTTATGTAACATTGGTTTAACTAATTTATTCCAGAATCCGGGGGTTTTATGAACCATATCTTCAAATGAATTATACATGTTTATTTTGTTAAACCTTTGATATTCATCAAACTCTTTGTACAATCTCTCTAATTTATCAACGTATAATTCGTCACTCATTTGACTCAACCAATCTGCCAATGCCACACACGCACCTAGTTCATTTAATCCAACATTATAATTTGGTTTGAAATAATCGGTAGTTTTAATCAATTTACAAATTTTGTTCTGTTCTTCTTGAGTCAGTATTTCCGAGAAGTTTTTGCTTACAAACTCACACCCTCTATCCACATGACAATTTATATATTGAGCTCCTGTTCCTAACTTTTCATCTTTGTTTTTTAAGAAACCAATGTCATGATACAACGTTGCGATCACACCACAGAAAAAATTATTTGGATCTTTTGTTATTATAGATTCTTTTACAATACCATCATATATGTCTACAAACACCTCAACGCTTGATAAAAAATGATCTATATTATGATATTGTGTTTTTAATCTATAGTATTGATCATTTCCTTTTACACATAGTTCTATTAAAAACTCATAAAGAAATTTGATTCTAGGATCGGTATGTTTGAATAACCGATTTGACGTTGTGGTAATGTAATCTAATGTGGTATTCATGTTAACTTTTTGATTTTAAGTTTAAGGGTTCATATACCTTCACAGGTATGTCCTTTCCTTTTACCTTGACCTCGACTACATAGTGATAGGCGATATCATCTTTACTTTTTTCATATACGGATTCGGACACTAAAATCTTTGTTTTATAAGTTTTATTAGCCGACTCCAAACGAGACGCTAAGTTAACAGTATCACCAGTGACTGTGTAATTCATACGATTGCTGGATCCAATATTTCCAACAATTACTTCGCCACAATTTATACCTATTCTGGTTTTAAAGACAAATTTCTTTCCTTGAAATTCCCATCTTTTGTTTAATTTATCTATTTCATCACTTATCTTAAGAGCAGTTGCAACAGCTACACTCTCATGATTTTCTATTTTATTAGGAGCATTCCAAAATGCCATTACAGCATCACCTATGAATTTGTCAACGGTGGCACCACTTTCTTCTAAACAATGTACATATACGTCAAAATATTCATTTAAAGATGTAACAACTTCATCCACATCGTTGTTTTCGGATATGGTTGTAAATCCTTCGATATCACTAAACAATACCGTTACGTATGTTTTTTCACCACCGATTTTTGCATCTTTACCTTGAGTTATTAGTTGTTTAACAACCTTATCAGGAACATATTTTGCAAATGATCTCAACCCAGTTTTAACCTTATCAGTTGCATCAATCATATCATTTACTTCACTGATGTTGCTATTGAAGTCGATGTGGCCATCTAAATTTAAATCTCTCAATTTAAGAATTTCATCTCTGACTCTGTAGAGAGGTTTTCTAATTGCGTTAGTCATCCAAATTATAATTGGACATATTAAAATTAACAATGTAAAAAATACACAAGTAAACTTCTTTTTATAATCGATGATGTATTTGTCCGCATCGACAGACTTAATATCACTACATACAACATAAATTAACTTTCCATTCTTAAATACAGGCTTATAAGCGGATAAAAATGTACCCCACTTATCTGTATAATAATCATTTTCAAAGTGTATTTTTTCTTTGGCATTTTTAAACAACTCTTTTAATCCATCGCCAGCATCATCATATACTTCACCCAACTTAGCCTGTTCTGATACATCATCACCACAATCTATTATATAAGTGATATTTGTATCTGTTTGTCTTACTATATAAACAAACTTAATATTTTCTATTTGTTGTTTGATGTCTACTATTTGTTTTCTATAGTTGATAAATATTTCATTTTGTTCTTGTTCATACTTAGTAAAACTATCAATTTCATCTGGGTCAAGAATACTACTGCAAATATTTACAGATGTAGTTAAACTTCTCTTTAAACTATTCTTTGCTATATCTTCTATTGCAAATATCAATAAAAAGAAATAAACAACGCTTACCAATGCCAAAATGAATATGGTACTTGTAGATAACGCAAATCTTAAATTAAATTTAAATCTATTCATAGTGATATCCTCAATCCAAATGAATAAGTGTATACAATACTATTGTCTGGAGAATTAAATGGTTTGTCTATTTCTCCACTAGTAAATAATGTAAAGTGTTTAATTATGTTATAGTCCACATTCATTACTATACCATAATAACCATATCTATTGTCATAATCCGCAGTTCCTACTACTGGTTTGAAATTCAAATGTAATTTTTCAGTAATGTCTTTATTATAATCAAAGCTAATAGTTGCTCTTGGAGTATTATTATAGGTTAGCATACTGAAATATATGGTTGGAGATACTATCCAATCATAACTTAGCGATGTATACGGTTCAAAGTAATGGTCGC